TAATACTCCCAAGAAGGATAATACTCCCAAGAAGGATAATACTCCTGACAAAGGCAAGAATGCAGCAGTTGCCTCAAAAACATACAAAGAAAAAGAAAAAGAGAAAGCAAAAGTTCCTTCTGTGATGATAGGAGGAACGCGATATGACGCGCCAAATAACCAAATTACACCAAAAATCTTTAAAGAGATTGTTGCCGCAAACCCAACTATTTCCCTACCAGAGTTAAGGGACGATATAAAAGATAAAGGAAGAACGCTTACACCAAAAGCCAAAGACTATTTCACTAAGTTTAAAGACACATTAAATCAATCTACGTCAGCCAGTAGCAATGCAGATGACGATACGCAGGAAGTATCCTTCACTGGAGGAGATGCAAATAATGATGGTAGGATAGATGCGCCATCAGTAGGGGCCGCTCCATTTGAGTGGCAAGCTTATAGAGATATTTCCCTTGGAGAGCTTCAAAAAGAAACTTCAACAGAAAGCGAAGCAGTTCGAGGAAAGTATTTAGCAGAAGTTGCCAAGATCCAAGGAGAGTCCGCTAACTATCGCACTGATGCAGACGAAAGGACACAAAGATATTCAGACGACAGTGAAGAACGCTGGCGTATGTTTGCCAGTACTGCCGACAAAGAGAAGGCTATTGAAGTACAAAGGATTGTTGCGGCCGGTTTAAAAGACGTAGCTGAGATTGAAGGCAGTTATGGTCTTAAAGGAATTCAAGCAAAAGGTGAAGCAGATAAAGCAGTTATGGGTATCAGGGCTCAGGCAGATAAAGATATTTCTCGAATGGATAACACTTCAAGGATGTATGGTCTCCTGGGCTTAGCCTTTGGTTAAGTCTGTTTATAATATAAACATACCTAAATACGGTTTTTTAAAATGGCAGCACTTGATCAAACTGGCACTGATTACGCCACTGATTTTGACCTTAACCGATTCCAGGAACTTCTTAATCGTCTGGAAGGATCTAAAGGTCGTCAGCAACGCCAAAAGTCTGTTGAAGGTCGTCGTGACATCTTCCAACAGGGTCTCGCTAGCATGATGTCTAACTTCTGATCTTGAGGCAACTATAAGCCATGACAACGTTGCCTCCCGGCCAGGTCAATAAAACAACTGAGGACGACCCGTTTGATATTGACAAATATCGACAGGCCGCTGAAGTGGCTTATAGTTTCTCCAAGAAAAAATTAGAAGATGCTGGAACCCAAGAACGCGAAACCATCGGTAAAGGTGCGTCAGAACAACGTACCTCTGCAGAGCAAGCCCAGCAATTCAAAGACACAGAAGAAGCCAGAGACTACAACCAGGCGCAACGAGGCTATCGATATTGAGTTATTTGACCAATGGGTCGATAACTTAACATCCTCAGATCAAGATGCGTTTTGTAGTTTTGCCGAGGAAACTTTCTCGGTAATTGAATGCTATCTATATGCCAGGTTCCTTGGCTATGGCGGTAGTATTTCTGCGTGTGATCTATGGGTTAAATCTCATTACAAAAAGCCTGATCATCGCAAGAAACTCCTCTATGAAATTGAGGAGATGCAGGAAGATATCCGCAAGCTACGAGAAGACGTAGATAACGGTGTCGTTAAGCGCGATGCTGGCGTGGCACGTATCGCTGGTATGCAGAAAGAATTGCGCGGCACCATTGCACAGATCGAACTCTTTACATCTAGCCGTGATCGCAAAGGATTGTTAATGGCTGGCGCAGATCGTGCCCTACGTGAATTACAAATCATCTTTAAAGATGATCCAATTGAAATCCCCTTGGAAGAAGCGTCCATGAGTATCTGGGCCAAAATGCAATACGAAGACAGCTAAGTTAAAATACATATATGATGAACTCACCACAATCAAATGCAACTCCTGGTCAAGCACCAGGAACTGACGCCATGCTTGCGGGTAGTCTTGGCGCCGCTGTGCAAAAATTACAAGAGAATCGCAATCGTTTTGGTGGGCGACGTGAATTACAAGGAGCACCCATTGGTGGGGAAGCTAAAAGTCCTGCAGCGCAAGGCGCCGACGTATTGAGTGCAGTTGCAGAAACACGTAATGAACAGTATGGAAACCAACCGCCAGCAGCTTCCCCAAATCCTGGCACACCTCAAGGAACGGGAAGCCCGCAACCAGGACAACAGCCCAATGTCGGACAAAGACAAGCACCAAGCAGCATTGGAAAAGGCACGCCAGTACCAAGCACAGAAGAAGAAAAACAAAAACGCCAACGAATGAAGTAGTATTCAGTTACTAGCTGATTACTTATTGTGCCTGCATATCAACATCTTGCATATCGACGTAACGCGCAAGCTGCTGCACGTAGGCAACAAATTCGTGTACCACGTAATCTTGAGTCTCTAAAGAAAGCAAGAGAAGACTTTGGATACTTTTGTGATTATGTTGCGGACAAACCTCCGGCACAACATCACAAAGAATGGCATCGTCACTTTGTTACAGGTGAAGATAGTGCGTGCCTTTTAAAAATTGCAGGACCCAATGTTGATCTCCTGGCACCACGAGGATCTGCTAAGTCCACAATCTTAGGTTTGTTTACGGCATGGGCCATTGGTCTTCATACACAAGCCAAGAAGCCACTGCAGATTCTCTATCTCTCCTATACGGTTGACATTGCACGCTCTAAGTCAGCAACCATTAAACGAATCATTGAAAGCAAGCGGTATCAAGAAGTATTTCCAACCGTACGCCTTCTCAAGAATGTAACCAGTAATGAGTACTGGTCTATTGATCACAAGTTCGCTGGCATTGATACCACGGGTGAAGAACAATTTACACTCTGTGCCGCAGGTCTCAAAGGCTCGGTGACCTCCAAGCGTTCACACCTGGTGATCATTGATGACGCCATCAAATCAGCCGCAGACATCTCCAACCCTGACATTCGTAAACAAATGCAGGACAACTGGAATGCTGTGATTGCACCCACCATGTTTGAAGGAGCTAGGGCTATCTGCCTTGGTACTCGCTTCAGACATGATGACATTCATGCAACGACATTTAACACGCAGAACAATTGGCTTCAGATTGTGTTATCTGCCATTCTTACTGATCCCAAGACGGGAGAAGAAGTATCGTATTGGCCAGACATGTGGTCACTTGATTACCTAAAGGAAAAGAAACGACAAGCACCAATTGCGTTTTCTTTCCAGTACATGAATCAAGTTGTCAGACAAAACGAATTGTCCCTGGCACCAGAGCTGATTGTTAAAGCGGAGATTGCAACTGAATTTGATTGTCTTGCGGTAGGCGTTGATCTATCTGCGGGCACTAAAGAAAAGAATGACTTCACTGTCATGACGCTTGCTGGTCGGATCGGAGATCGCATCCATGTTATTGATTATCGTCGACTACGTGTGATGGGTAATCTTGAAAAATTAGATGCGCTCAAGGAACTCCTCAATGATTGGAACATTGTAGGCCAAGATGAAAATGGTAATTACTATCCAACGTACTCAACGTGTGATATTTATTCAGAAGCGGTGCAGTACCAGGCTTCCCTGGAGGCCGACTTTAAACGTGTATGCCTAACCAACGAAGGACTTTACAACTTAAATTGGCACCCAGTCAAAGGATTCCGAGCTGATAAATTGGCACGCTTCCGTGGGTGCATGGGTTTGTTTGAAGATCGTAAACTGATCTTCAATCGATACCGCAACTTTACTGCAATGTTTGAAGAACTAACAAACTTTGGTGTCAGCAGTCATGATGACTGTGTTGACAGCTTGGTTTGGGTTATCAATGGGCTAATGCGGAAAGGACGCCTGCACCTTGATTACTGATTTGTTAAAATAATTCTTTTGTAATGAAGCGTTTAAATCCAAATACTGGCCGCCCCTGGGAGTATGGCGAAGTCTCTTTAGAAGGTAAGATCTTTATTCAACATCGGTGTAAAGAACCTTTAACTAAAGATGGGTTTTATCGTGTCAACTGGGCCACACCAGAAAAATGGGAAGAAAGAAAAGTCTATTCACTAAAAACTTCTAATGCGCGTCGTAAACAAAACTTAGAATTAATACAAGCAGAAAAAGTAAAACGTGGTTGCGCTTGTTGCGGATACAATAAAGACGCCTGTGCATTAGATTTTGACCATTTAGATCCAAGCAAGAAGAATGCAGGTGTTGGACGTATGATGACACACAGTTTTTCTAAAATCTTGGAGGAGATTGAAAAGTGCCAAATACTTTGCGCAAATTGTCATCGTATCAAAACACACAATCCCCAAAAATTTACCACCATGCTTAGTTCAAATGCGTTGAATTAAAAGTAAACTTGATTGCTAAACCTTAGAATTAGAAAAAAGTGAAACTTGGTCGTGGGGCCTGAATACATTGCTATCGGTTTAACGGCCGTTGTATCCGCTATTACCGGTGGCAGTTGGGTCGCAGGTAAAATCCTTGGAAGACAAAACGACCAAATCCAACAAGCTTTTAATTACATCGGCTCGCAGAAACGAAGGATTGACGTTTTGGAAGACGACTTAAAACGCATGCCTTTAGATTACGTGCTTAAGGTAGACTTCCTAAGAGAAATCCAGCAAATGCATGATAATTTCAATCAAATCAACAATAAGCTTGATAAGCTAATGGAGAAATTGCTCGAATCAAAATGAGTTACATTCTCGAAGTTCAAGAGGATGAGAACGGAGATCAGTACATCACGTTTCCCGACGAAGTAGTCGAAGAGCTTGGCTGGCAAGAAGGCGACGTACTTAATTGGGATGTACGTGGCACCGGCATTATCATTACCAAAGTCAATGATGCCGCTGGCTACGAAGTTATAGAAGAGTAGAATAGTCCCAATAGCGGAAGTATTTAGAGTGCAGAACTATTTCACGCAGCCCGGTGGTTTTTACGGCACAGGTCTAGGTAATTCAGGAGCAATGGCCGCAAGTCCTTTTGATCCTCGTTTTCAAATTCCAGGCGCAAAGAATAAGGACAAGCCCATTCTTCCCGGTGAGAATCGCAAGAACATTGATGACGTCTATGGCCCAGGGCAGCCGCAGCCAATGCCAGGAGCCCCAGGATTCCCTCAGCTTCCGATGGCAGGTAGTCCGTTTGGTTCCAGTAATCTTTACGGCTCTATGGCGCAGATGGGTGGACGCTATGACCCAAGTGCTCCAGGGAATGGTGCGGCGATGAGCAATCTTCCCAATGGTGCTAATGCAGCCAACGCAACATTTTATCGGGGACTTCCCCCTGGCTTTACAAAGACGGTTTCCTAAAACCTGCTAGTATTACTCAATAACCAAAGCAAATAATGGCGGACGCTAAAGCCAGACTTCAAGAAATTGTCAACGCTTATCTTGACCGAGATAGCGGCGTTGTTGTTGACACAGGCATTGTCGCGTCCCATATTGCACAGATGAAACTCTTTGGTATTCGCCAAGGAGTTGAATTCTTCCCATCCCAAGATAACTTCGGTTCACAACGTAAAGACTTCCTTGATCGCGTCTGCAAATACAACAAACTTGATACAAGACTTGATTCCATTTGGGAGTATTTCATTTGTGATGGCCAAGGACTTTTTTACATCCGTCCTACTAAAAACAACTATCGTCTGTATTATTTCCGCAAACACGAATATCGTTCCTATTACAACGTTGATGGCGAACTGGATGAAGTTGTAATCATCTACAGCTATAAGGTGCGCAAGGCCATGAATGGCTTTGGTGACATCCAGA